TATAGGGGTTTGTAACCAATGCACCTGCGTCTGTTAAATAGCCTCTTATAATCTCAACAGGTCTATGAATATGTTCGTTACTCAATAATAAACTTATAAAGGCTTGACTTGCACCCTCTATGCTAAAGGTAACATTGCTTGTAGCAATTTTACTGGATTCAGTAATCGTTGGTATTTTTAATAAAGTAGCATCAGCGGTGTAAGTATTACCATCATAAGTGAGATCAAAATAGGCTGTCGTTCTATAATATATCGTACTACCAATAGTAAACTTAATTAAATGTATCTGATCTAAATGATCAGTAGCTAATTCTGTTTTAAGGGTAGAGTGTAAACCTCTTGACATTATATAACCTCAATAAAATCTAATTCGTATCTGTAAAATGCGTCTTGTCCTACTGTAAACTCTTGTACATCATTTTTCAATGCTACTGTAAATGGAACACTATCATAAGTTACTGCTTCATTATTAGCTAATGCAGTTGTTAATGGTGGCTCTATCGTTACAGTTGCCGCATTACTTGATGAAGTCACATCAGATACGACCATATAAACTTTAGTATGATTTGCGAACTTAATAAAATCTCCTGCTTTAAATCTACCTGCACCATCAGCACCAAAAGCGTCCATAGCTATTGTCGTGTCAGCTACAGCGTGTACTCCGTTTACCAATACTGATCCTGTTTCTGTTCCAAGTGAATCATCTATAATCGGTGGCGTATATGTAAATGATTCTTTACGACCTCGTTGTGCAGTAATAAACGCAAATATAGGAGCAAAACTTGCTCTAGTCATTGGCGGAAATGATACAGTCATAGACCACCTTTGATTTTGTAATTGTCTTGCCTGTCTACGACCATTAATAGCTGTAGATACAATAGTTGTTTGATTGCTCTTAATGTTAATGCCATTAGATATTGGACTTGTAGGAAATGCACCACTCATACTAGAGCCGCCTGACCTTTGTTATTTAAAGCTGAGTTAATCATATTTACAATCTGTCCTCGTCTTGTATCTAGTAAAGCACCAAATGATGAAGCGTCTACTGTGGTTATATTAAAGTTTACTGTTGCACCACCGCCACCAAGTTGATGATTAGGCGGGACTGTTCCTGCGGTAGATGGAGTAAATAATTCTGGCCCTCGTTCTCCAACTAAGAATGGACTGTTCGGCAATCTTGATCCACCAAACTGTGCAGGTGGTTGTTGTGAAGCTATTGCCGCAATTTGTACCGCACCCATAGCACCTATCGCTACTGCTAATGGTATTCCTACAGGCCCAAGTTTTAATGCACTTGTGATACCTGTTGCAGTATTCATTATTGCTTCACCAATATTTAATGCTTGGTTTAATCTAAACATTGCTTTGTTATGTTTAGCACCCTCAGATAACGCAGTTCTAAAACCCTCTTTAGTCATTTTTTCTCGTTGTTCTTGCGTCAATTCTTCAAAGTCTAATTCTTTAAATTTAATATCTTTAAAGTTTTCTAAGTTTCTTTGAAAATCTGCAGTTTTCTTTTCTTCTGCTTCTTGTTGTTTCTTGGTTGCGTTCTCTAATATTTGGTCAAAAGTTAAAACTTTCTCACCTGCTATCTGACACGCATTACCAATATCTGTGTAACCCATTGCAACAGTACTTAATGATTCAGCCACTACATCATTAGTTTCAACTTGAATAATTTGAGCTTGTGTCATTCTTTCAATGTCAGCTATGACATCTTCCATACCAAGTGTAAGTAATGATTCTCTATATTTTAAAGTTTTGTCAATTAATTCTTGTTGTTTTCCTGTCAAAGAACTATAGACTAAACCTAATCCTGCTAAAATTTTTATCAAACCACCTGCGGCAAGTAATATAGCACCCAAAGCTAATTCAAATTCTTCTAAATTATCTTTAACAGTTTTCACTGCATTTGCTAAAGCTATTAATGATCCTGCTAATGTTTCTCCAATATCTTCTCCAAACGCTTCTATTTTTTCTTCATTTTGTTCAAGAAATTTATTTAAATCACCAAATTGATTTTTTAACTCTGCAAAAAATGCTTTGTTTATTGCTAATTGAAAATTAAGAAACTTATCATTAATCATTGATAAAGTTCCCTCAAGAGTTTTAGCTAATTCTTCTGTTGTTTTAGCAAACTCACCATTACCAGCAAATACTCTAGCAAATGCTTCTCTTGTTTCTTCTACTGATATTTTTGCACCAGCAGAAAAACCGAGCATATCTCTAACACCTTTTTCTCTAAAGATGTCAGCACTTGCGATACCACCTGCAAAGGCTCTTTGAATTTGACTTGCTGTAGTTTGAAAATCTAACCCAGTTGCACCTGCAACATTACCCGTAATTTCTAAAATATCGTTTAATTCTTTTGCGTCTTTAGCAACAACAGCTAAGTTACCTGATGCCGCCGCAATATCACCTAAGCTAAATGGAACTTTAGCCGCAAAACTAGATAAAGTATCAAAGGCTTTTGCACCCTCTTCTGCACTACCAAATAAAAGTTTAAATCTTATTTGTAGGCTCTCCATTTCTTTGCCTACTCTAACGAGACCTGTTATAGCTCGACCTGCACCAATAGTCGCTAATGCCGCACTAGCCGCAAGAGCAAACTTCTTTAAACCACCTAAACTTTTTTTAGATGAATCAATGGCTCTCTTGGTCTTATCTCTAGCTACTATATCTATATTAACTTTTTTAGTCATCTATCTCCTAGATTTGGCTTTTGCCATATTAATTTGTTGCTGTTCTTTCCTGTTCTTATCTTCTAAGAATACAATCCAAGTCATAAATTCTTCAACTGAGAATTGTTGGACTTGATAAATTGGTATTTTTAAATAATCTGCTAACTGAACTATTGCTGAATAGTCGTAGTCGTTAGCTATTTTTTTTTAATGTCTTTTTTTGACGGAGTTTGCATTAACCAAGTTGCTACCTCTGATAAAATATCAGGATCAGCTTTTTTCATTAAATGTTGTTTGTGTTCAAGTGTAAATAAATGTTTACCTTGCTCATCTAATGCTAACTCAATTAAAGCGTATGCCAAACCCTCGATAGCATCTAATTCCATTTTCTTAAACAACTTACCTTTTTTTTCTAAGTTAATCGGTTGCTTGTAAATAGTTAAGTTCCATTCTTCGACAAATTTACTTTCGCCTTGATCTAAACTATTAAAATGTTCTTTGATATTATCTATTGCTGACATACGCTATTTTTAATCTAATTTGTTTTAATTGTCAAATTATACTGTTGCTCTAGTAATAGCACCATTGATTTGAGCAGATATAGACATTCTAATAATATCGTCCATAGTTACTGACAATGAGTTGCCTGTTACGATAGCAGGAACAGAATAGTAGAAATCTCCACTATCTGAACCCTCAGGGTATAGTAATAAAGTAACCCCTGTTGCTTCTTGTAGAACTATCTGACCATTAGAGTCGGTTTCGTCCCACATACATTCAATAGTTACTGAGCCACTTTTTCTACTTGTTTCGTATGTTTTATTTGTATCAGATAATTGAGTTGATTCAATTACATCTGCTGTAGTTTCTAAAGTAAACGCTGTTACCTCTGCTACTACATTTGATCCTATTTTTATAACTCCTGCTGAGCCTGTATGTACTGCCATTTTATTCTCCTTGTTCTTCTGTTATTTTAGTTGATTTTTTTTTGGGTTTTGCAGATTCAGTACTCCAACCTTGTTGTGCGTACTCATCTACTTGGTTATCCCAAACCTCAATAATATCTCCGTCTTTATTTTGGAGTTTTATTTTTTTTGCCATATTTTCTCCCTGTTGGTTTTTTAGCTTCAGGATTGTTGTGCTTATGCTTCCAACCATCTTCTAAAAACTTGTTAGGATTATCTGTTAATACAGTCAATCCGTTCTTAATTAAATAAACTTTATCACTCATTTATGGTGTTCCTTGTGTGAATTTATAGAAGCACCTTACAGTCATAATTATACCACCATAAGGAAATATACTTCCCTCGTCTGTTTCTACGCTAACTAATTGGCTATCCAATGCGTTACCTGATCTAGTTCTATCACTATCTAAAGCTGTTTCAACTGTAGTTACTAACTCATTGCGTTTAGTATCTATATTACTTGTTGTTGTACTAGCTGTAGTAACAAAACCAAATATTCTGAAATCAATCGTGCCTGTACGAGTTATGCCACTATTCTTAATAGAAACATCTTCTCTAGTCTCATCAGCAGTCTGTATATAGACCGCAGGAAACTGTTGTTGGCTCAATTCATCTAATTCAAAAGGCTCTCTTGTTACCTTGCCGAATGTTATCGGACTGCTAACCGCAGATAGGGTTGTAACAATGTGAGCCGCAATATCTTCTCGTTCACTCATATTCTTAATTCTCGTTCAAATGTTTTTCTAAATATATCTACTGCTTTATCTTCTTCTTGTCTATTAACACTAAAGAATGGTCTTGATTGATCATTAAAAAATGCTTTTATATTCTGTGTTCTATTAGGAAAGAACACCTGACCTTTAGTAGATGATAGTTTTTTAAAACTCATATTGCCTAACATCTGACCAGTAAAAAATAGATTAGGTGTTAATGAAGCACCTCGTTTAGCTCTTTTCTTAGCATATCCTGTCGAGTATCTTTTAAATCCACCACCATTAACACTCTTGCCTTGTCTAGTACGATCTTTAATAGCGTTCTGTATAAATACCGAAGCTCTAGCAATACCTTTAGCACTAGCACTTGGTATCTTTCTTTTAATCTTATCTAATGCACCTTTAACCGCAGTAACATTAACTTCTAGATTTACTGTTACCACTATCTAACCAATCGCATAGAATGTACTGCAACTTTTTCAGCGTCAGATATTGAACTGTCGTCATTAGCGTCATACTCAACACCATCTCTTAAAATATCTGCAAATTCATCTTCATACATAGTTCGGTAATAAGAACCCATTTGTTGAAATCTATCTTCATCACCTTGTGAATTAAACTTAGTTAATGCAGGGCAAATATAATATCCCAATGTTCTATAAACTGTGGCTCTAGTCCACTGTGTGTCAGTTAGTAATGTTAAATCAATTTCAATACCACCAGCATAACTTCTATTTCTTGATTGGTTACTGTGATAAACTGACCACCACTTATTTCTAATATCTCTTTGTACATCTGCAATAGCTTGAGTTACAAATGCGTCTTGTTCGCCTGTAGATAAACCCATATCTCCTATATCAGGCTGATATATAATTAAACTGCTTCTTGTTGCAAATGCCATAATAAAATTCCTGTTAAAATGTTAGAGGGGAGAGGAAAGGAACTCTCCCCCCTATATTGATCAATCCAATGAAGATTAAAGTATGCTTGAATCAGCTAGTACTTCAATTCCATATGAATCGTGTAGTTCACCTACGCCATAAACGGCAGTAGCGACAATTTCAGTTCCTCTAATTGAAGCGTCTCTTTGCGTTTCAATTTTTAGGTCTTGAAGCATTGCGATACCTAATGCGTCTTTATGGAATAAACCACCTTTAAAGTCACCAGTTGTACCAGTGTTAGCCATATTGGAAGTTTCATAAACACTTACACCTGCAAGTTGTCCGACATAACCTGATCTTAATGCTTCGTTAGCTAGATCTGTTGGGTTAGGGTTTGCAAATGTATTAGTTAGGTTTGCTTTTAAGTCATAAGCTACAGCAGGGTGTAGAACACAAGACATATCGTTGCTTGGTACACCTGATTGTTTTAGCTTAGATACTGCTTCAAAGATTTTTGCAACAGTGATAGCTGCATCAGCCGCACCTACTGCACCTGAAAAGCCATCAAATAAAGCAGTTAGATCAGTGTCAATTTTTTTAGCGATAGCTTCACCAAATAATTTTCCTAGATCTCTTACCACATCTGATTCAGATACATTTAAAGCCATATCTGTAACAGTTGTCATAATTCCAACTTCACTTACAGTTAAGTCTGCTTTAGAAGTTGATACTGCTGTGTTACCTAAATCAGTAGCTTCAGCAACTGCTGCTGCAGCAACTGTTGGGTAAATTGGCACTTGTAGCACTTTACCTGAATTTTTAGGCATAGTGTAGTTTCTTACAAGACCTCGCATAATAGAAGTTTCTGAAGCTACAAATAGAGCCTCAGCAACCATAGGCGAGATCAAATCATCTAATGTAGATGTTGTTGATTCGTTTGACATAATAATTTCTCCTTAATGTCTGTTGTTAGTAATTTTTTAGTAATTTTTCCTTACGATATTCAGCATATCTTGCTTTATCTTCAGGATTATTCATATTTAGTTCCGCCAAGTTCAAAGGTTTGGGCGTATCACCACCAACACTCGATCTAGAACCTGCACCGCTAGGCGTTGCAACTCTAAAGTGAGGATTGTCATCTAAAAATTTTCCAACATATTCGTTAATGCTTAATAGTTCACCTTTATCATTATACATTGGTGCATTATTCTCACCAATAATTTCAGGTTTACCATCTTCACCTAATTGGACTTTATTTTTTAGCAAATTAACAACTTGATCAGGTTTAATAGCTTGATATTCACTAGCTACCTTAATCAATGCGTCATCAATTCGTACTTTTTGTAACTCGGCTTTGTATTGCGAAATCTCTGCTTCCTTTTTAGAAACAGTATCTTTTAATACTTTATCAAATTCACCTCGTTGTTTTTGCATATCTAACTCTTTAGCTTCTTTTTCTTCTAAGAGTTTTCTTGCTTCGTCAGGGTCAATGCCTGAAAATTTCTTTTCAAACTTAGCTCGTTCCCTTACTAGTCGCTTCTCAATAATCTTATCCAACTCGCTTTGTGCGATCATTGGTTCTTGATGTTCAACTTCCTGTTTTGTTTCTAGAGATTCAGTATTCTCGATCTCCGTTTTTTGCTCGTCAGCCATAGTAGTATTCTCCTATTTTGATTTAATCAACTACCCAATCATAACTTCCTTCTTTTTTTGCTATTTCAGGTAATCTTATTTCTATTCCCTCTGTTAATTGGGAATATTCATCAAGATCAGATTGACTTTTTAATTCATCACCGATCTTAATAAATCTCTCATAATCTTTTAAATTTAAAGATTTTTCTTTTGATAATATATTTGTTGCTTCTTCAATTAATTTCATAAATCCTCTGTAAATTTTATAAATTCAATAAATTTAGGATCTACTAAATCCTTTTTATCCATTTCATATAATGAAAAATTCTCTGCAAACCACTCTCTTGAATTTGCATCACTATATTTAGTAGCTCCATTTCTTAAATTCTTTGTAATTTGAGATAATTTACGCTCTACTGTTGGAATATAGCTAGGGTTTAAATCTGTCCAATCTTTAACATATTTCATTTGATGATAATGGTGTCCAAATTCGTGATACATAATACTTCTTAATGAATCTACCTCATCTTCTAAATATTCATTAGTAAGAAATGGTCTATCTTTTACATCATCACCAAATTTCCACTTAGATATTTTATCATTTTTTTTCATTTTATTAATATAATTGGGATTTAACATCAATTTACCATCTCCCATAGACGCACCCGCACCTCTTCTTGTTTTATAAGTATATACA